AGTAACAAATTATTCAAAAGGAGCTCAAAACTGGGACGCAAACGATTTATTTTAATATATGGACAATAACAGCTTAATATCAGATTACACCCAATGGGAAAGAGGTAAAGACTATCCTGAATATTTTGATGAAATATCATTAGCAACAATTAGCAAGGGATACTTGCTACCTGGAGAAACACCTAGAAAAGCATATAGAAGAGTAGCTGTAGCTACAGCAATGAGATTAAACAGACCTGATTTAGAGAATAAATTCTTTAAAATATTATGGAATGGTTGGTTAGGATTAGCATCACCTGTATTATCAAACATGGGTACAGATAGAGGTTTACCTATTTCATGTTTTGGTGTAGATACACCAGATTCTATACGAGGAATAGGCTTAACTAACGCAGAACTGATGAAATTGACATCTGTTGGTGGAGGAGTAGGTATTAGTTTATCTCGTATTAGACCACGTGGAAGAGAAATTAAAGGTAATGGTAAATCTGAAGGAGTAGTGCCATGGGCTAAAATTTATGATTCAACTATTATTGCTACTAATCAAGGCAATGTTAGAAGAGGAGCAGCATCTGTTAATTTAGATATTAACCATTTAGATATTGATGAGTTTTTAGAAATTAGAAGACCAAAAGGTGATCCAAATAGACAATGCTTAAATTTACATCAATGTGTTGTTGTAGATGATATGTTTATGAGAAAATTAGAATCAAGAGATCAACCATCAATGGAGCGTTGGGCTAAGATTTTAAAAGCTAGAATGGAAACAGGAGAACCTTATATCATGTTTAAGGATAATGTAAATAAAGCAAATCCTATTGCTTACATGATGAATAATCTTGATGTTTCAATGACTAACATTTGTACTGAAATTACTTTGCATACAGATGAAGAACATTCATTTATATGTTGTTTATCTTCATTAAATTTAGCTAAATATGATGAATGGAAAGATACAGATACTGTTCAATTATCAGTTTATTTCTTAGATGGGGTAATGCAAGAATTTATTGAAAAAACAAGTGGTAAAGAAAGTATGGTTAGAACAAATAATCATGCTAAAAAAGGTAGAGCATTAGGATTAGGAGTAATGGGATGGCATACATTCTTACAACAAAAAGGATTACCATTTAATTCAATTGCTTCAACTGCTCATACTCATAATATCTTTAGTAAAATTAAAAATGATGCAGAAGCTGCTTCAAGACAATTAGCTGTAGAGTATGGAGAGCCATTATGGTGTAGAGGTACAGGAATGAGAAATACTCACTTATTAGCTATAGCACCTACAGTTTCTAATTCAGTAATTACAGGAGGTATTTCAGCAGGAATTGAGCCTTTACCAGCTAACATTTATACTTTTAATGGTGCTAAAGGTACATTTATTAGAAAAAATAAAGTATTAGAAGCATTATTAGAATCTAAAGGTGAAAATAAAGATAAATACTGGGATCAAATGCTAAGAGATAATGGTAGTGTTTTAGGTTTACCTGATAATATTTTATCACCAGATGAAAAAGAATTATTCTTAACATTCCCTGAAATAAATCAGTTAGAATTAGTTAGACAAGCAGCTATTAGACAAAGATATATTGATCAAACTCAATCCTTAAATCTATCATTTGATCCTCAAGATTCACCAAAATGGATTAATCAGGTTCACATGGAAGCTCATAAATTAGGTATTAAAACACTTTATTACTTAAGAACAGACTCAGTTATTAAAGGTGATTTAGGATCACGTCAAGCTGAATGTGTTTCATGTGACGGATAAAATAAATTAAAATTTTTAAAAATAAAGCCCCTAATACAGGGGCTTTTCATATTTATTACAAAATAATGTTTTAGTAATTAGGTTATATAATTAACTAACTTAACACAAAATATTATGGGATTTTTCAGTATTTTCAAAAAATCAAATGATTACAATGAAAAAGTTGTAATTGGATTCATGTCATTCATGGTAATGGTAATTGCTATTATAGTAGATCTTGTAACAGGATACATGGGTAAAGCATTAGAATTAAACGAGTACATCTTCGATGCATTTATGTACATTACATTAGGTTCATTCCTTCCAGATGTATTAGAAAAATTTGCAGCAATGAAAAACGGAGGTAAAACAAACAACGAAGAATAATTATGAGCTTAAAAAGTTTACAAGAAAAGATCGGAGTAACAGCAGATGGAGCATTCGGTCCTGGAACAATGAAAAAAGCAATGGAGTTTTATAAACTAACTCCTGTAAGAGCAGCGCATTTCTTTGCACAAACTGCACATGAAACAGGTGGTTTTAAAGCCTTCTCAGAAAATTTAAACTATTCAGCGCAAGGTCTTCAAGGTATCTTTGGAAAATATTTTCCTGGTAACTTAGAAGAATCTTACGCTAGAAATCCTGAAAAAATCGCTAACAGAGTTTACGCATCTAGAATGGGTAACGGTGATGAGAAATCAGGAGATGGATATAAGTTTAGAGGAAGAGGTGCTCTTCAATTAACTGGAAAAGATAACTATAAAGCATTTTCAGATTATTTGAAAAAACCAGAAATTATGACAAACCCTGACTTAGTAGCTACAACTTATTCATTTGAATCAGCTATGTTCTTCTTTGACAAAAACAAATTGTGGTCAATTTGTGATCAAGGAGTTAATGATGCTTCTATCTTAGCTCTTACAAAAAGAATTAACGGTGGTACTCATGGTTTAGCTGACCGTTCAGAAAAAACTAAAAAGTATTACGAATACGTTAAATAGTAAAAATATAAGATGAAAACTTCACTTTTAATCACATTATCATTGACAACAGTATGCGCATTTATAGGTTCATATTTTATGAATCTTACAGCAGATAACATCGAACAATACCTTTCAGTAGCATTTGTAGTGTTTGCTGATGGATTTTTTGGAGTATGGGCCGGTATTAAAAGAGAAGGATTTCAAACTTTTAAAGCATTAAAAGTAATAAGAACATTTGGATTTTGGGTAGTTATGCTATCTGCTATCCTAACAATAGAGAAAGGATTTACTGGAACATCATGGTTAAGCGAAACAATTATCGCTCCATTCCTAGTATTCCAGTTAATCTCTATTTTAAAAAATGCCTCAATGGTAGGTGTTGTACATAACGAACTACTAACTCAAATTTTAGATAAGTTAGATAAACATAAAGGAGACAGAGATGTTACAAAATAAACAAAACATTTTACTTATTATTGTAGTTATATTAATTGGTTACAATATTTTTACTACCAACAGTATTAGAACTGATGTTAAAGGATATAAAGCCAAGATAGAATTACTACAAACTAAAGTAGATTCAGCTAAAGTAGTTAATACTCAAATTGACACTAAAATAGATTCAGTAAAAGAGAATGTAGTTTCTATTACAAAAGAAATACATCATATTGATAATACTATAACAATTGTAAAAAAACAAACAGATGAAAAAATTAATAATATTGATAAGCTTTCTAACGTTGAGCTTGAGCAGTTTTTCACAAGTAGATACAACGAAAACAACTTTACCAAATAAAGTATTAAGACTAGTAGCGAAAGATTTAGTTAAATACGATGGTTGTAAACAGGAATTAAAACTTACTCAAGAGAAAGTTATTAAATTACAAGAAAGAGAAGTACAAAAAGATACTATCATTAAATTATTAAATGATAAAGATGAGAATAATAAATACATCATTCATCAACAAGAACTTCAAATTGGACAATATGAACATTTAACTGATGATCTACAAAAAGAATTAAAGGGACAACGTACTAAAACCTTCCTTTATAAAGTAGGAACATTTATAGGAATAGCAACTTCACTCTTTCTATTTGTAAAATAAATTTGGCTTCCTAGGAAGCCTTTTTTATATTACCGTCAAAATAAAAGTTATGATATACAATCCATCTTTATCTGAAGTAGAATTAGAAAAAAAATTCAAAAAACTTCGTAAACTAAATTACAATGCTTTTAGATGGTGGAGGATGTATGACGATCCTAAACCCTCATTACCTAAACAATCCCAATTAATAGACAGGATAAAAAATGGTGATTTTGATTATTCTCATTACAACTACCAAGCTATGTGGTGTGAACATGAAATGAATAAAATTTACAATAAATACGGTTTTGAAGATATGGGACGTTATGTAGAAGAAACTTCATTACTTCGTTCTAGAAGAAAACGTTTATTAGAAGATCATTATCGAGAAGAAGATAATAGATTAGAATCAATTACTATTGAATTATCAAAAGCCTTTAGAATCACCAAAGACGAAGTAAAAGTATTTATGGAAGAGTTTGGAGGTACTTTAGAAGAATTATATATTCATTTAGAACAAAAATTTCCATTTAACAAATTTTATTTACCAAAATCATTAAAACATTTACAATCACGTTATGATTAAAATTTCACATGAATTACCACTTAGTCTACTTCCTTATAGTATGGACTGGAACGATTATGAGTATTGTTTACCTCATTTAATAGATAAACATGAAGACTATAGACAATTTTTCCTAGATTCTAGCGAAAGAGGTCGCTTTATTATAATGGACAATGGTCTATTTGAAGGTGTTACTCACACAACTCAGGATTTATTAGAAAAAATAGATCTAATCCAACCTAACATCTTTATTGTACCTGATGAATGGAATGAAAGGGACATCACGGCTAAAAACGCCAAACATTGGACCCAGTACAAGTTGCCGTTTAAAACTAAATTAATGGTAGTATTACAGGGTAAGACCGTAAATGAGATACATACATTGTACCAACAGTGTGTAGATTTAGGTTATACTCATTTTGCTTTTAATCATTCTTCTATTGTATATCAAGAATTAGGAGGATCAGAAAATCCATTAGCTAACCAATCAGTTGGTAGAGTAATGTTAATCCAATATTTACTAACACAAAATGTTATTAAAGACCATCATTACATTCATTTATTAGGAGCATCTACTCCACAAGAATTTATTTATTACAGAGACACTCATCCAACATTAATCAATTCAGTTGATACTTCAAACCCAATTATATGTGGAGCTTTAGGTATAAGATATGATGAAATAGGATTATTAACTAAACCTTCTAATAAAATAGAAGAATTTATGGAACAGAATCTTGAAGATAAATTAGAAGACATAATATTTAACGTCAGCGCATTTAAAAAATTCTGCAACAAATAATTATGAAAAACCTATTTTTATTCCTCCTATTACCATTATTCTCTTTTAGTCAGTTAAGAGATAGTGTTTATGTTAAAACTGACATTTATGAAGTAATGTATTCTGAAACATTAGAACAACCTCTTTGGGTAAAATATCAAGTTCAATGTGTTGATGGTACAGCATCTAGAAAAGGAATGGATTTTTATGTAGATAAAACAATCCATACATCAGATGCAAAAGACTATGTAAATAATGTTTACGATAAAGGGCATTGCGCCCCAGCAGCTGATTTTAACTGTACTAGAGAAATGTTATTTAAAACCTTTTCATACTTAAATTGTACTCTTCAAAATGAAAGACTAAATAGAGTTCATTGGAGGTTATTAGAAGATTATGAAAGACTGTTAGCTTATACAGAAGGTCCAGTAAATATAGAAATAAGAATAGTATTTGATAAAAATCCCATTAGGGTACCCGCAGGTGCGGCTATACCTTCCTCTTTTTACAAAATCATCAAAACAAAAAATAAAACACTTAAATTTTTCTTTAAAAATGAGCCACCTACAAAAGCAACATTTGTAGACTATCAAATAAGATAAATATTTATATGAAATGAAACTTGGTCCGCAACATATTTTAAAATTGTTATACCCCCTTATTCTCACTATAGGGGGTATTTTGTCTACATACGGGCAAACTTTTACACACTCTGGCTATATCTATGGATCAAATAGCACAGGAATATCAGGTGTGCCAGTTTATCTATACAGTAGAACAACTCCAGCATTAACAGGATTTACCTCACAAAATAATTACAATGGTCATTCCTATTATAGAAGTACAGGTTCAATGACTTGGACAGCTGCGAAAACAGCTTGCACTAATATGGGAGGGCATTTAGTAACTGTAACCACAGCCGCAGAAAATAGTTTTATATTTGGATTATGGCCTTCTGGATGGATAGGTCTAACAGATGAAGTAACTGAAGGGGTTTGGCAATGGGTAACAGGAGAACCTTATTCTTGGTCTAACTGGAACTCAGGAGAACCTAATAATGCTGGTAATGAAGATTATATTCAATTTGTAGGAGGAGGAAAATGGAACGATTTACCTAATACATCTTTACCTTATGTATTAGAATTTGAATATATTGTAGATTATACTCCTTGGACTTTAATAGCCACCTCTACAACAGATATCACAGGAAGGTACTCATTTTCAAGTGCAACTAATCCATCTATAGAATATTATATTACATTTAATGCTCCTTCTCCAATAACACCAATTACTTCAGATGGGATATCTTTAAATAGTATTGTAACAGGTATTACAACTACTAAAGCAGTAGATTATTTTAGATTTGATATAAACGGAGATAATAGACTTACAGTTTCAGACACATATAGTGTAATAGCTAGAAAATCAGGATTAATTCCTCCATTTACTTTAACTCCACTTAGTAGAATTTTTACATCAACACAATGGACAACTATTAATCCTTCAACATTAAATTTAAAAACAACATACCCCGGAGTTCAATCTATAACAATTAATACTCCTGTATCAGGAGGTGTATCAAATTATTACATAACAAGATTAGGAAACGCTAATTAGTAAATATTTATTCAAGATATAAGTGCTAAAGCACCTAGGTTATATTAACAATTAACTTAAAAACAAAAAAATGAAAAAAATTCTTTTAGTTTTAAGTATGTTTTTAGTAGTAATCACAGGCTTTGCACAACAAGTAGCGCCAGATAACACTAAACCATACTTAGTATTTGACGCGAGTTACAACTTAGCTCCTGTATCTTCAGGGACAAACACGCAAGTTGCAATTTACTACAGCAATTTAAATGCGACAGCTATTAAAGCAGTTCAATTTAGATTCTGGTATGATAAAACTGTATTTGATTCTCCAACTGTAACTTATACAGGTACTGAAGCAAATAACTTATTCAACACAAAAGTAAACACTACAGAAGGAAATGTAACTGTTACGTGGGTTTACACTGGAACAGATGCTAATTTTAATATTGCCAATGGAGCAATGTTTAATGTAGCTTTACCGTTTAAAGCCACTTATACTAATGGTACAGTGACAGCAATGGCATTTACAGGAGCAACAGCTTATCCAGCTTATGGAGCTTTAGCAAATGGAACTGATACTACTTTAGGATTACAAAACTACGGAGGTGCATTTACAGAACCAGTATTCCAATATGCAGCTACAATGTTAAACAGCCCAACTAATCCTGCTTCAGATGTACCAGTTATTCTACAAAAATCTTCAAATGGAACAACTTGGGTAGATGTAATGACTGTTAATACTGCTCCAACAACAGGAGTAGCATCATTTACAACTAACTTAGATCAAAACTACTGGCAAATTAGAGTTAAAGTAGCTCCAGGTATTACAGCACCAGGTGCTTTAGCAGCTGCAGATGCAGATATGATCGCTCAAATTGCTACAGGATTACAAACACCAACTGGAATTCAATTCTATACTGCTAACCCTAACCAATCAAATGGAATCACAATTTCAGATTCATATACAGTATTCTCTAGATTAGCTCAAGGTTTATCAGCATATCCAACTACACCTGATATTTTATTCTTTACAGAAGCTCAATATAATACAATTGCAGCATCTTCTACAGATCAATCAGCTACAATTCCAGGAGTATCAACATTCTTATCGGCTAATATCAACAATACTACAGCTGCAAATTACTATCTGTTAGTATTAGGAGACGCCAACGGAACAGGACATAATTAATATGCTACGCTATTTATTCATAGCATTATTATCAATAAATTCACTATATTCCCAGGTACAATTTCAAGTGCCTGGGATTACAGTGACTCCCTCTAATACTATAGATTTACCTGTAACAATCCAAACAAATGGAAATACAGTAGGAAGTTTAGAATTTGCTTTGAATTATGACCAATCAATTTTACAATTTACAGAAATAGTATTATCTGAAAAAACACAAACCTGGTTAACATATGTGATGGATACAGGAAGTGGAAAAGTAAGATGGGGTGGTTATGATAAAACTCATGGGCAACATTCTGTTAACACACCAACTGAACTCTTTATTTTAAAATTTGCGGTATTAAATCCAAACTGGATTACAACTCCTATCACTGTTGGGAGAAAAACAGCAGGAGATGTTCAAGGATGAGATATTGCGGTAGTAAATACTGACGGGTACATAAATTATAATAGAACAGGAATACCTGTCAATGAAACTAAAATACAAGGGATTGTACATCCAAACCCTACAGACGGATTAGTAACTATAGATTTAATATTACCAGTAAGTGATTACTATAAAATAACAGTCCTTAATATAAATGGCTCTGAATTAAGAAGAAGAGTAGAACGATACATTAAAGGATCAAATATATTAGAAGAAGATTTAACATCTTACCCAAGTGGTACCTATTTATTAAATATAACAACTAGGGATTTTACCCAAACATTTAAAATTATAAAAAATTAAACTATGTCAGAAGAAACAAACAACGAAGGTGGATTATCAGGATTGAAAAAAACCATCATTGGAACATTAGGAACTGTAGTAACAGCTGGAGGAGTATGGTTAACAACTCACTTAGGGGGTGGTGAAACAGAACACAAAGAAGAGCCAAAAACTGAAGTAGCAGCTCCTGCACCAGCAGCAGCACCTGTTGTTATTAATTTACAAAATAATAACACCAACCAACAAAAACAACAATCAAACAATTCAAACACAGCTAAAGCAGCACCTGCACCTGTACAACAACAACCAGCACCGGTACAAGCAGCTCCAGCTCAAAAAGAATCATGGTAAGAAAATTACTATTTCTATTTTTATTCTTTGGATTAACAGCCTGTGCTCAAAAAATAGGATCTGTAAAAACTGAGGAATATAAAGCCGATTTTGAAAAGAAACAATCATTAGAGGTTGTATCTGATTATAACGGAAACATTATTATTCCTATTCAGATACTAAAGATTGGTATTAATGAAGAATTATATGAGATGTACCCTGAACTAAAAGATAAAAGAGTTGGTTTAGGGGTATCAAATATTGTATTAGAATACTTAGAATCTACAAACAGATTTAAATTTACAGAAGATAAAGAAGAAATAAAACAAAAAATGATTGCTCAACATATAGCTTCAGCTAAGGGTATATCAGAAAATAAAATAGAAGTTAAGGGAAATGTTATATTAGCAAAATATTTTGTTTATATAGAAGTTTATGATTTTAGCGTAGGTGAAGACGAAGAAGTAACAACTTCAGGAGCTGAAATAAGACAAAAAACAATATTAGGGTTACAAGTAAGATTTGTGGATGCACAAACTGGTGAAATAATCACAGGATCAGGATCCGGTGAGGCTGTTACGGTGAAGAAAGCTAATCTACTTGACGGACTCGACGATATAAAATTTAATCAATCAACAATCGGGATATCTACTAAAAAGTCATTAGAAACTGCTTCTTCAAGAGTAGTAAGTAAAATGATTAAAAAGGGGATATTTCCAAACTAATGAAAAAATGGATTTCTTTATTTGTATTCTTTCTTTCCCTACAGGCTTTAGCCCAGTACAGTTATACCTATACAGACCCTTGTACCTTAACATCAAAAACCGTATTCGTACCTGCTGGAGGAAATGTAGTGGTAAACTACTTCAATAACACAAACACCTTTAATTCAAACGACTTCTCATCAGGAGCATTCGATGCTTGGATAACTCTAGTATCTCAATTAAATTCAAACTCACCTTGTCAATCTGTAACTACAGCTATTGTAAATAGTATAACTAATGTAACAGTTGCAAACACACTAACTGTTGTTACAAATGTAATATCAGTAACAAATGTAGCTCAATCTATAGCAACCATAGGAGGATCTATGGGAAGTTCTATGACAGCTACAGCCGGAGGCGTAACAAACTCTTCACAAAGTGAAGGAGGTAGTACTAACCAAAACTCAACAAATGAAAAAAAATCAAACTCAAATACCACTTCAGGAACAAATTCAGGATCTACTGGAACAAGCCCAGCAGGTAACCAAAATCAAGGAAGCCAAACCAATCCTAGTTCTTCTGGAGGAACACCTGCGGGATCTTCAACAGGAACACCTCAGCAAGGAGGAGACACTACAAATCCAAATCAACCAACTTCAACAGGAAGTTCAACGTCTGAGTCATCTGTAGAAGGGTCAAGTGGTAGTGGTAATAATTTAGCTAACTCTTTATCAAATTCTGTAGATGGAGGATCAGCTGATGGTGGAAGTACATCAGGTGGAGGAGGAACATCAGGTGGTAGTAAAAAATCTAACACTGCTGCTAAAAGTGTAGGAAGTTTAATTGCCTCAGGAGATATAGTAGCTATCGCCAATACTGACCAAACTCAAAACTTCAGATTTGTAGGAAGTATAACTCATGCTAATACTAGAGGAACTAGAATTAAAGGAGTATTATTTAATTTTACATCAGGAGTTAATAACTTAAATGTTACTTTTTATAAATCTTGGATTAATAAATCTAAAAAATTAAATACAGTAGGTGCTCAATCCTTTATGATGGATTTTGATAAAAACTTCTTTAGCACAACTACAGTGTTAGAATCATATAAAGTAAGTAACAAACTAACAGGAATGTTTGGGGTTAATTTTACAGCAGGTAAAATGGGAGAAAGATCCTTATTAAATCTATCTGCTGTAGCTGGAGGGCATAGTAGCTTTAAAGTAAACGATAGAATTAGTACTAGCGTACTTGTACTAGGAGTATATTCTCCATTCACTCAATTCTACGAAGGTAAGTGGTGGGATGCAGGAATAATAGCTGTACCATTTAATTCATGGGATATAAAAATAACTAAAACGTTTAAATTTAACGTAAGCCTTACAGGAGTGTACGAAGTAGGTAAACAATTTCTAAACTATCAAATACTAACAGGAGGTAAATTAAATTTTTAAATTATGAAAAAAATATCAGATTATTTAGCAGCTTTATACGATAGAATTTCAAATTTCCTTTTTGGAAAATAAAACTTTAATTATGAAAAAATTATTATTAATTATCTTAATATTGGTAGGTAATCTGGTGTATTCTCAAACATCACCTCCACCACCAGCACCAGCACCCCCATCTGCTAACGAGCAGTTTAACTCAACTCAAAATAATATTATAGGGGCTCAAGCAAAATCATTTGGAGGAGGATCTTTAGTAAAACCTAACCCTATGCTAACATCTGCTGATTTTGCATTAATCCAAAATCCAACATTTGAATCTGGATGGAGATATGGTACTAGTTTAGGTTACAGTAAGATAAGTAAAGGAAGAGGTTTTGGTGTTAACGCTGTGCTTACTTTTGATTTAACTCAACAGTCTTATTCATCTTATTATAGAAACAAAAACTGGTATTACCATTTTAATTTTGGAAAAATGGGTACTGCCCATAACATAGGAGGGAGTGTTACTAATATGAAATTAACTAAAAAAATTAATTACGGTTACCAAATTGGAGCTTCTGTAGTTGAAGATAGTGAATATATTTATTTTATATTAGTTCCCTATGCTGTTATTATGGCAAATAAGGAAATGACTATAACCTCTAGAACTAAATGGACACCAGAAGTATTTATAACAGTGTGTTCACCTTACTATGATTTAGGTATTAGTAAAAGCGGAACTTCAGATACATTTAATGCAGTTGTAGGTAATAACATGTCAGTTAAAGTATCAAAAGCTTTTAAGTTAAATATTAATTGGAGAATGAATATAAACACAACACCAAAATTTGGCATAATGAATAATGTACTAATTGGTGGAAATTTAGACTTTTAAAAATGAAAAAATTATTATTAATATTACCGCTATTATTCTTACTATCAGCTGATACAGCTACTAAAGAATGTTACAAAGTGACAAAAGTGTCTTCACAAGTTGAAGCACCAGAAATGAAAAAAGAAAGAGTTGTCTTTGGTATCAAACAAATGACCGAAGAAATTCTATCTGAAAAATATGATATATGTGAAGATGGTACCCCAGTTGAAGTAGAAGTATTATCAGTTGAAGCACCTTCCACAAATACTTCTTTTGGTCCATTTTCTAAAACTAAAAAAATTACTATTGTAAAATTAAGACTTATAGTAGGTAAAGAAGAATATTGGGGTCAAGGAGAAGCAAACGTAACAGTTCAATCAACATTCTTAGATTTAAATGATGATAACTTACCATTTAATAAGACAGCGTTCTCTGGAGCCGTCAAGAAGGCTTTAATAGAGGCAGTAGATGAAATGAAATAGACTTGGTATTCCAAGTCTTTTTTATTATATTAAATAAAATTAAAAATAAGAAAAACATTTTTTAACTCTTGCTTGGAATAGCAGGATATTTATGTTATATTAAATAAAAAATAAAGTTATGGAAGAACAAAAACCGTACATGATGTCTCTTTATGATTATTTAGGTAGAGCAGCAGGACCTGAATTAGGTAAAGAAGTAGCAGAAACTGCTGTAAAGTTAAAAGAAACTATAGAAAAAAGGTTCGTAACTAATACTCGTTATAAAGGCGAAATACTAATGTACCGTAGAGAATTTCTTGATGAATATTTTGGGAAGAAAATTTATGATGGTGAAGTAAAACCTTCTAATGGAGATCCTGAAAATTATGTTCAATTATAATAATAACGTTTGCCTATACGTTTCAAATACCTGGCACAAATCAAAACAATTAAATTATGTCTAAAAAACATGTTGTAGTATCACTTTCAGGTGGTATGGACTCAAGTACTTTGTTACTTAGATGTCTAAAAGAGTATGATAGTGTAACAGCTATCTCATTTGACTATGGTCAAAAACACAGAATAGAGCTAGAGAGAGCTCAATCATTAATTGATTACTTAAATAATGCTTATAATGTTTCAACATTTGAGCCTATTAAGGTAAACTATCGTCAAATTCAATTAAACGGATTAGTTGATCTATTAGATTCAGCTTTAGTAACAGGAGGAGAAGATGTACCTGAAGGTCATTATGCAGAAGATAATATGAAAGCAACAGTTGTTCCTAATAGAAACAAAATATTTGCTTCTATTACTCAAGCAGTAGCCTTATCAGTTGCAAACAGAACAGGAGAGACTTGTGACATTGCAATGGGTATCCATGCAGGTGATCATGCAATTTATCCAGACTGTAGACAAGAATTTAGAGATGCAGATGATGCGGCTTTTAGAATTGGAAATTGGGAAGCAGAAAGAGTAGGTTATTTTACACCTTATTTAGAAGGAGATAAATTTACTATCTTACAAGACGGAGAAGTATTATGTAAAGAGTTAGGATTAGATTTTGATGAGGTTTATAAAAGAACTAATACATCTTATAAGCCAATTAAAATAGTAACTAGTGGATTTGTACAAACATCTCCAGAAAATACAAAATTTACCTCACCTGTAGTGACTTGGTACTCAGACTATAAATCAGCTTCATCAGTTGAAAGAGTAGAAGCATTTATTAAATTAGGAAGACCTGATCCAGCACCTTATGCAGACGAAACAGGACCAGTAACATGGGAACATGTAGTAACAGAAGTAACAAAAGTATTAGATAATCATAACAAATAAAATTATGTTCGAAGCAAGCACAACAAACCTGGTAACAGGATATTCAGGAACAACAATTAATGGAGGTACAGGACTAACCTTACAAGGAACTTCAACAATTAATTATTCACATTCAAATTTAATATCAAACAATATGAGACCAACTCAAGCAAAAGTAGCAGTATTCACAATCACAAGAGATTCAGATACAAATGAAATCAATTCAACAAAATTCGTAAAAGAATTATGGGTTGAGCAAAAAAATGGAACATCAATTGATTTGATTGTTGCAAAACAATTAGATAAAGATTTTGATCCAGAAACAACTGTTATTAAAGTTCTTTCTACAGTAAGCTTCTAATGGGATTTTACAGAAAGAAACCAGTTGTAATTGAAGCAGTTCAGTTAGAAGACTTAGATGCTTATACTTTAATGGCGATTCAACATCTTGTTGGGTTAGGTAGAGATATTTTTGAAGTCAAAGGAGATGGTTTGATAATTAAGACTCTTGAAGGTGATATGAGAGCCTCTATAGGTGATTGGATTATCAAAGGAGTACAAGGAGAATTTTATCCTTGCAAACCAGATATTTTTGAAAAAACTTACGAAAAGCTTGGAAATTAAAAAATCAATTCGTATATTTAAATATAAATTAATTAACAAATAAAAAGAAACATGAAAAAAGTATTTTTAGTATTAGCATTAGTAGCTGGTTTAACAGTTACAAGTTGTAAACAAGTAGGAACAGCTGAAACATCAGCTACAGATTCAACAGCAGTAGCAGTTGATTCAGTATGTTGTGATTCAACATCAGTTGATACAGTAGCAGTAGATACTACAGCTACAAAGTAATTACCAATGCTCACTGTTAATTGAGAGGTAGAGTGTATTAATTTCCGAACAAGGGTTAACAGTAGGAAGGCGCCACTCATTGCACTCAATCAGTAACCCCGAAAGACACAGGTTGGTAATAAAAAGAATCGGTTGGTGTAATCAGCATAATGCTGGCAGAGGGTAACATCACTTCTATGTGAGATGAGGGTTCGAATCCCTCACCGATTCCAAATTTTAAGATTACCGTTCTTTAAATTTAAAAAATGTAATTATGGAACAAATTTTAGCATTTGTTTTAGGTGTTAGTGCAGTTGCCTTTATATGGGTAGTTGTGGTAGCGTTTAAGACAGTAAAAAAAGTAAAACAGATTGAACAGATGATCACAGGTCATCAGGAATGGATCTTAAGAAACGATGAATTAGTAAATCGTAGAATAGATCAAGAAATTGATCGAGTAAATCAAATCGCTAATGACTGTATTAGGCATACAGATTCAAGAGTAGATAGATTAGAATCAAAAATCTTATCAGTTGATAAGGATGGTTGTAAACCAGCAAAAAAATTAATAAAAGGATAAATTAATCAAAAGAACGGTAACTTAAAAAAAATAAATTGAGGTTTTTATCTCTTATATATATTTATAATCACAAAAAATAAAATGACACAGATTCAAAACATACATCAACAACTTAGCACAGCGACAAGAGCACTTAATACGTGGTCGGATTCGTTATGTGGGGATGTCATTTTAGGCTTTAGCGCATATAATAACGAACCAAAACAAGGTAAAACCGGGGTATGATATAGGTAAATAAACATATAACATAAATTAAGACTCGGATCAAATAAAAAGATTCGAGTCTTTTTTTTCACTTAGGTTTGGCTACTGGAAATAAGTTTCGTATATTATAGCATAATAAAAAAATAAAGAGTTCATTGACATATTGGATAAGATTAAATGGAAGGCATCCGGCTGGATCAGGAGCTACTCTTGAAAAGTAGTAGCAGGTAATACTGTTGTGGGTTCGAGTCCCACGTCTTCCTCAATATTGGCTTATAGTGTAACGGTTAGCACAAAACACTTTGACTGTTTTAGTCTAGGTTCGAATCCTGGTAAGCCAACAAATAATTCGGGTAGTAGAGGAGTCAGGTTTATCTCGCTGGCCTTGGACGCTAGAGCACGCAGGTTCGAATCCTGCTTACCCGACGAATTGCCCCTATAACTTAACGGCTAAAGTACTATACTTTTAATATAGGAATCCAAGTTCGATTCTTGGTGGGGGTACAAAAATTGCCTCGTTGGCGTAATGGAAGCGTATTTCTTTTACATGGAAATGGCAGTAGTTCGATTCTACTACGAGGTACAAAAATTGGGATGCTTCAGTCACTGGTGTGATAAGCGGTCTGTAAAATCGTTCTGTAAGAAGGTGTGGTTCGATTCCACAGTGTCCCACAATTGGACCTTTTGTATAGCTGGTGCGTACGCTAGTCTGAAGAACTAGAGGAACAGGTTCGATTCCTGTAGGGTCCACAATAAAAAGGGTTTGTCGTATAAAGGCTATTACGGAGAGCTGTTAACTCTTTTATGAAGGTTCGATTCCTTCCAGGCCCGCAAAATAGGTAATTAGCTCAATTGGTTAGAGCACTCGCCTGATACGTGAGAGGTTATAGGTTCGATTCCTATATTACCTACAAATGGAAAGTAAACTGACAAGGTGTTAGGATGCCCTGCTAAGGCAATCGCTCGATAAAACGGGTTCGTTTCGAGTACGATGCTTTCCTCAAAAAAACCTACTCCCCGCCCTCACAACGTATTTAAGGAATACAGGAGCAGAATGTACAATCGGGGCGACGTGGTGGGACACTTTAAAATCTTAGGTACAACGATAAGTTAATGGGTTCTTATCAAACGCCGACTTGATCAGGTGATCGAAAATATCTCATAAGTATTTTCAGAGTGGATCGTTACCACTAGTCGGTACTATATGGTGGTTCTAGCTTAATTGGTAAAGCGCTTCACTGTGAATGAAGAGAACAGGGTTCGAAACCCGGTATCACCCCAACCCGTAGGAAGCCTATCATGACCTGAGTAGGATGGAAACTCGGATATCAGGTCTTTAAACCCCTGTGGTGAAAATGGTAAACACACCAGGCTTAAAACTTGGCGCTCAGGCTTGCTGGTTCGACTCCAGTCAGGGGTACAAAAAAATCGCTGATGTCCTCTTTAATTGTTCGACATCGAAGATGTGTAATGATATCAACATCGTAGGTTAAGCGATATCCTACAACTGGTCTTATAGTTTAATTGGAAAAACTTATCGCTACGAACGATAGAACGTAGGTTCGACTCCTACTAAGACCTCAAAATGCTCTTATAGTTTAATCGGAAGAATAAAACGCTTCTAACGTTTTGGTCCTGGTTCGAGTCCAGGTAGGGGTACAAAAAAACCTTTCAAAAAGCAAGTCTGATCAACTTCAGTAGGTTAAAAGGTGTCCTACAAAATGCGTTCCGCAGACAAGGTGTCGGTCAGGTCTCCAAAACCTCGACGGCGGGGTTCGATTCCTCGGGTTCGTGCAAATATATTGTTTCATTAAAAATTAAAAATCATGAGTAAGTATCAAAAAGCACTAGTAGTGGATGCAAGCTTTACAGCAAGATCAGTTATAAGTACCGAACGAGCGTTCGTGATTTTTTATAAAGGTAATGCTGAAGTGATAGCAGAGCATCCAGAAACATTTAGTCTGATTAATCCAGAGTTAACTATTTACAAACCATCTATTATTAGAGTTGCTAAATATGTAAAACAGAATATTCAGAAAGTACCTCTAACAAGAGAGAACGTTTACAGAAGAGACAACTACGAATGTGTGTATTGCGGTTGTTCAAATCAAAAAATATTAACATTGGATCATGTTGTTCCTCAATCAAAAGGAGGAAAAGATGCTTGGGACAATTTAGTAACAGCATGTAGACCATGTAACCATGCGAAAGCAGATTTAACATTAGAGGAATATGGTAAGGAAATTCCAGAACCAAAAAGACCTCACTATTTAATGTTAATGAGAAGTATGACTTACATACCAAAAGAATGGGAAACATTTTTATTCTTCTAGTAAAATAAGTTTGGAAAACCAAAAATAATTTCTTATATTTAGGTATAAGAAAATTTGACCGAGTTGACCATGGAGGTCGGCAGGATTGCAAACTCTGCAGAGTAAGTTCGATTCTTACCTTGGTCTCATTAAGGTTCGACCCTCTACCAAATGTGTTACACCCACAGGTGGATTCATGAGGGAGCTACCGATTGATAAGTGGTCGCACACGCGACAAATGCCTGAGTGGTGGAATTGGAATACACGGCGGCCTTAGAACCCGTCTATTGAGAGTTCGAGTCTCTCCTTAGGTACAATAGATAGGTCTCAAAGTGATTGAGATATTGGTAGATTTAATTGCTCGGAAGAGCTAGACTAAGCATCTAGTCCGCCTATCGCATTAAAATTAGAGTTAGCTTATAGTAAAGCAGCGGGGGCTAACCCGCAGAACGGATACGAAAACCGGCTCTAATTATCTGCTTCTGACGCACAAATGGTGGTGCACTGGATTTGTAACCCAGAATAGAGTCGGTTCGATCCCGTCCAGAAGCTCAGCAGTCATTTGAACTAGCACTAGGACAATGACTACCAGCGGAGGAAGCTAGTCTCACGGTTGGTCCTGTAGGTTGTGGTTACCCGTAAATCCACATAAAGAGACTCCTGCCAGGTAAAGTAGGTGGATGGTCCGGTTTTGGACTAAGCTTTACCAAATTGCGAATGTCGTATAACGGCTCATTACTCTTGACTTCCAATCAAGGAATGAGGGTTCGATTCCCTCCATTCGCTCAATAAACGCTGCGTTAGTGAAGAGGTTAACACGTATCACTTTCTATGATGAGGCACGGGTTCGAATCCCGTACGCAGTACAATAAGGGGCTATAGTATAACGGCTATTACAATGGTTTTGCAAATCATAAATTGGAGTTCGATTCTCCATAGCTCCACAAAAGGTCTATTCGTTCAACGGCTAGGATACTACCCTGTCACGGTAGGGATGAGAGTTCGATTCTCTCATAGACCGCTTATAAATTGCGTTAAAGTGTAAAGGTTGCATCCTGGTCTCATAAGCCAGGGGGGTGGTTCGAGTCCACGCTACGCTACAAAGGACTAAATGTCGGTGTCAGACACCCACTGCAGAGGGTACAAAGAAGAATCTGCTTTATATAGTGTGAAAGTTGGTTAACGTGATTTTTCGCCCTATAACACATTTAGTTTATTTGGTCTTTTAGCTCAGATGGTTAGAGCAGCTCGCTCATAACGAGAAGGTCACAGGTTCGAGTCCTGTATGGACCACAAAATTTTATCCAATAATAATTGAAAGAGAGACTTGGCCCCCCAAGTCTCTTTTTGTATATTACATTAAATAAAGAGACATGAAACTAGTATTAGAAAAGGGACAACAGTTGTTCTTTACATCAGACACACATTACTCACACTCAAACATTTGTAGTGCTACTACAAACTGGTCTGTGAACGATGGATATGCTCGTAAATTTGATTCATTACAAGATATGAACCAAAAACTGGTGGATAACATCAATAACATGGTTGGTGAAAATGATATTCTAATTCACTTAGGAGATTGGTCATTTGGAGGATTCGATAAGATAGAAGAATTCAGAAGTCAAATCAACTGTAAGAACATTCACTTGACATTTGGTAACCACGATCACCACATTGAAAGAAACAAGGAAGGTGTTCAAAAACTGTTCTCTTCAGTACAACAATACTTGAGATTGGAAGTAAGAAGACCAATTAATAAAACAACAGTTGAAAGATTTACTTTCATTTGTATGCACTATCCAATTGCGTCATGGCATGATATGAATCAAGGAGTAATTCACTTACACGGTCATGTTCATTTACCTGAACATTTAAGAATAGCAGAAGGTAAAGCAATGGATGTTGGAGTAGATGGAAATGGTTTAGAGCCAATCTCATTAGATGAAGTATTATCATTGATGGAGAAACAACCAATTAAAAAATTAGCCTTACCAAAGGATCACCATGAAAAAAGAATCTAATATGAAAGAGTTATTTTTATTAAGAGGATTACCTGAAGCAGGTAAATCAACATTAGCCAAGTCAATAGGAGGTGTTTTTATAGAAGCAGATTTATTTTTTCAATATGAAGGTAAATATGAGTTTGATGCTTCTAAATTAAAAGACGCACACGCTTGGTGTCAAAATGCTGTAAAAGTATGGACAAAAAATGGTGTTGAAAAAATTGTAGTATCAAATACATTTACTCAAACTTGGGAAATGGATTATTACTTTGAATTAGCTAAAGAACATGGATACAGAGTTTATTCTTTGATTGTAGAAAATAGACATGGAGGAGTAAATGAACATGGAGTACCAGAAGAAAAATTAGTACAAATGAAAAATAGATTTGAAGTACAATTACTCCCAGTGAAAGAAATTAAACTGGAGGATGTATTCAATGATGAGAAGAAAGAAAAACTAAAAGAATTTATTAAAGAACATAAAGATGGAAAATCAAAATAGTGTTTGCTATGTAGCAACAATCAAAGAAGTAAGAGCAATTGAAGGCGCTGATAACATCGAATTAGTAATTGCTGGAGGATGGAATGCCATCACTAAAAAAGGAGAATTTAAAGAAGGTGACTTAACTGTTATTGCAACAACTGATGCAGTTATTCCAGAAAAACTATCTGAAAAAATGGGAGTTACTTCTTACCTAAGAAAAGGAGGTAGAGTAAGAACTGTTAAACTA